GGTATAGCTGAAACCTTCGGGGAAACAAAAATGTAACAATGCGGAAACATAACATTTGTTAGGTCGGGTCGGGACGAAAAAAAGCCCGCATAAAGCGGGCTGTGGATAAGTGAGCAGGGATTAGTCAGTGAGCAGGGCCGTGTTGACGATGCCACGGCCACGGGCCAAAATCATTTCGTTGATAATTGATTCTCTCAATTCATTGATTAAGACTTTGGCCGCGAATCGCGGGCCTTTGTTTTCGTCAAAGGCAAACCCGTTCAAGTATGCGCATTCGACCATGCGCTCAAGTTGTTTCAGTTGTTGTTCAGTTGTGAATAGCATTTCAAGCTCTCCAAAAAATACGGACAAAATCGGTGGTGTTGTTACCAATGCGGCATCGTTCCATGCGCACGGGTAATAGGGGCGGCAACCAAGGGGCAGGGTTTGCCACTATCAACAAAGCTCTAACCAAAAAAGAATTTTCATGTGCAATCATTTCATTCTCCGAAAATCTAACATTTGTTAGGAAACCGATTCTTAATCGGGGCAGGGTTTCCCCTGCCCCTACTTTGTTAGGCTTTGTTGTTCGTGCCTAGTTTCATGATGTCACCGCCGAGTTGTTCGAATGCCGACATCAACAAGGGTTTGACAGTTTGCGAGACCGATTCAGCATCATCGTTGAAAATGCGATTCAAAATGGTTTTCAATTCGCTAAGGGTTTTGGCATCAATGTCCATGTCACCCTTGGCCTTGTTGCCTGCGGTTTGATAGCCGCATGACTCTTTGACCCGTTGCCAATAGACATCAGTGGTTGCCTTGCTATACCCTGCGGCTTCCATATCGGCCTTAAAATTGTCCCGTTCAACTTTGACGCCCTTACGCAAAGTGCCTTGCAAGTCGTACCACTTAGTAGTAACGTTGCCTTCATTGTCAACAAGGTCAAAGGCTTGATTCAAACCCATGCCATAGTTGTTGATAAGTTCACCGACTTTGCCGATACCTTTGACCAAGGCTTTGCGTGTGGTGTCCAAGTTGACTACTACTTGAACGGCGGATGCAATTGGTGTGATAACTTGATTCATGATTCTCTAACCTTTATAAAAACATCTAACATGAAACCTAACTTGTGTTAGGTATGCAAACACTTCTTTGCTTGCATGACTATATTATACCACAAAATAATGGTACAATGCAAGTTTCGAGGAAACAAAATTAAATAGGGGTCATGGCCTAACAATGTTAGACCGACGCTCAGGGTTTACCCCATACCCCCAAATCCACAGCAAAGGGAGGTGGGGACCCCATACACAGTGTGTTGCACACCCGATACTCATCACCGTACTTTATATAACGGTGTGGTACTTTTTCCATATTTTGTCGGTCAGTTTTTCTTAAGGCCATCTGGAGTACCCATTTGAAATACCCCCCTCCCCCCTGACTTTTTCTGGATTACGACCTAAACGAGCCTTTTCCAGAAACACCCCCCGTCACTTTTTATTTTGCCCAACCCCCCACCCCTATATTTTTTCTGTTACATTCGGCGCGTTGGTGAAAGCAAGGTACTTAGGCACGGTGAGAGAGCTTGCCCGATAGGTTGTACCAGCGCCCGGAGCCGCTTAGGGCCACCAACGCCCCTCTTTACGGAGTGCCATGATTAGACTTGAACCTACGACGGAACACCCTGTTCCATTTGATCTGTCCGATGAGCAGCCAAAAACTCATGCGGATAGCATAGCCATCGCTGTGAATACCGTAGACCTGATCGAAGAACTCGGCCCCAGCATTGATTTCGACGACAACGACTTGCACAAAGTCGGTGACCTGATGACCGGTGCGCAAAAGCCAAACGCACCCCGCACTATCTCTAAGTCAACAGAAGCAGCAGCGGCACACCATTTGGTAAAACGCTTTGACTTTCAAGCGTTCTCAGATGTACTCCAAGCCCGCAATTTCATAACAAACAAGCTCATTGAGCTGGCTGACAACGGCGACCCGAAGATTGAACTGAAAGCTCTGGAGCTTTTGGGCAAGCACTCGGACATTGGCCTCTTCACCGAACGCAGCGAGATCACCGTCCACCACACAACTTCCTCTGCGCTGGAGAGTTCAATCAAGGAACGGATCAAGCGGCTGTTGAACTCAGACGTAACGGACGTGACCCCACTTGACGATCTAGATGCCCAATTGGGGAAACCAAAAGAGCAAACACCGGAAGAGGTACTTCTTGCCGGTTTTGACGAAACCCCCCAAAACTTGGAAACTGACGTACAAAAAGATGAGTAACATTTCCCTAAAGGACATTGAGACGCTGATTGCCTCTGGCAAGCTGTCGGAGTCCGACTTACGGGTACTAGAGACACAGCTAACCAAACTTGAGAAGCTCAAAGAACGTGAGCTGGTCCAAAAGAAGTTCATTAAGTTCGTAGAAAAGGTGTGGCCCACCTTCATTTCGGGCCGTCACCACAAAAGAATGGCCGAAGCGTTTGAGCGAGTGGCCAGAGGTGAGTGCAAACGGCTCATCATCAACATGCCGCCCCGCCATACCAAGTCAGAATTTGCCTCATACCTGCTCCCGGCTTGGTTTTTGGGCCAATTTCCACACAAAAAAGTGATTCAAGCGTCCCACACCGCTGAATTGGCGGTGGGTTTCGGTCGAAAAGTGCGAAATTTGGTCGATTCCGAGGTCTATCACAACATTTTTCCGGACTTACACCTGCAAAGTGACTCAAAAGCGGCTGGCCGGTGGAACACATCCAAGGGCGGCGACTATTTTGCGATCGGTGTGGGCGGTGCGGTGACCGGTAAAGGCGCTGATGTGCTGATTATTGATGACCCGCACTCGGAACAAGAGGCTGCGATGGCCGCAAGCAACCCCGATGTGTATGACAAGGTGTATGAGTGGTACACATCCGGGCCACGGCAACGTCTACAACCGGGCGGGGCGATTGTGATCGTGATGACACGCTGGGCACAGCGAGATTTGACTGGCCAAGTGCTGAAAGCAGCCGCTGCACGTAACGGTGAAGAGTGGGAAGTCATTGAGTTCCCGGCGATCCTGCCTTCGGGTAATCCCCTATGGCCAGAGTTTTGGGCGTTTGACGAATTGGAAGCCCTGCGGGAGGAATTGCCCAACTCAAAATGGCAAGCCCAGTACCAGCAGAACCCAGTGGGCAACGAGTCAGCTATTGTGAAGCGCGACTGGTGGAAGTGGTGGGAGGAGGACGACCCACCCCAGTGTGAGTACATCCTCCAGACATGGGACACGGCCTTTGAGAAAAACCAACGGGCTGACTATTCTGCGGGCACGACGTGGGGGGTGTTCACTTACCACAAGGACCAGACCAAGAACCTCATCTTGCTCAACACATATAAGAAGCGTGTCGAGTGGATTGAGTTGAAACGAGATGTGCTGGCTGAGTACAACATGTATGAACCAGACGGGCTGCTGATTGAGAAGAAAGCGACGGGTGCGCCGCTGATCTATGAGTTGAGAGCGATGGGCATACCCGTGCAGGAGTACACCCCAAGTAAAGGTCAGGACAAAATCGCCCGCTTGAACTCAGTCTCGGACATAATTGCGTCTGGAAAAGTATGGGTTCCAAAGACCCGTTGGGCTGAAGAGTTAGTGGACGAGATTGCTATGTTCCCGTCAGGCGAGCACGATGACTTGGTTGACGCAACAACTCTGGCCCTCATGAGATTCCGGGCTGGGGGCTTCCTACGTTTGCCTATCGACGAGCCCGAAGAGATTCAATGGTTCAAAAGCCACCGCAGAGAGCGGTACTACACAGTGTAAGGACACATCATGGCAACAAGCGGAATTGACAAAGGTTTATATGCAGCCCCAATGGGTTTGGCTGACCTAGCCCCTGCACCGGACATCGAGATTGAGATTGAGCTGGAGCCCGAAGAAAACGGTGAGGCCGTAGAAGAAGAGACCAAGGGCACAGCGGAAGAATTTGATGCTAACTTGGCTGAGTTCATGGACGACAGTGACTTGCAGTCGCTGGGTATGGACCTAGTTGAAGATTTTGGTAAGGACACCCAAGACCGTAGAGATTGGATTCAGACGTATGTAGACGGCCTGAAGTTGCTGGGCTTGAAGTACGAGGACCGGACTGAGCCTTGGCAGGGTGCGTGTGGCGTGTTCCACCCGATGCTCACCGAGTCAGTTGTGCGCTTCCAGTCAGAGGCGATGATGGAGACGTTCCCAGCAATGGGGCCAGTCAAGACCCAGATCGTTGGGGCCATCGACGTGCTGCG